TCTTAGGTGCATCATAACCACCAAAGATACGATCAACGGCAGGTTGTACCCATTTAATAATACTACTATCAGTGAATGGTTCTTTAATTGGTTCACAAATAGGTTCGTGAAATGCGGTGGTAACATATACTTGAGTATGTGGTGCGATAACCAGTTTCTGAGTGATAGCCTCAGGGAATGCGTAGGTAAGAGTATTTTGTGTCAGTACGTCAGTTCTACCGAAACCAAGCCAATCAGCCCAGTAGATGTTATCAGTTCTTGGTAGATACTTAAGACAATATGACAGAATCTCGAACACTTCCATTTGATGACCGAAGTGCTCGAAGATGTCATCGGTTGTATAACATTTACGATCTTTCTTCTTGTTGAATGCAGCCTTGGTGCATACAAAAAACTTACCATTGAGTGGGTTTGTGCCCCATACAAGAGACATGCCATCCATTTTCATGGAGATATGACCCACATCATAGAGTAGATCAAAGACTGACATGTCGCCGGTCAAAATGGTATCTTCTGGATGTTCGATATGGGTCAATGTCATAATAAAGTGGTGGTCTTATACTATAGGGGTCAATTAGAGGTGAGTAACTCTAATTATGGGAGAATTACCCATATTTTATTACCTGCAACCCCATTTGTCAATACAGTGTTTCTTTCAACATACTCTTTGGCCTTTGCTAATGAGATTGACTGATCATTCTTGATGTAAGTTCTAGCCTCTGCGAGTGTGTTGAACAACCGCATCATCTTTTGTGTCATTTCATCCTCTTATTGACTCTACCAAGGATCTTTTGTCTACCTTTGGCATCAGGATTGACACCAGTTTCTTTCTTATATTTGGTGGTCTCTTGATCTTTAAAGATACCTTTCAACATGCTTTCGCCTTTACCTTTAATCTTATCTCTTTCGGCTCTAGTCTTACCCGAAGCTTTGGCTGGTTTGTAATCAGGAGATACAGACTTGGCTTTCTTTGTTGACAGGAGTTTGTCTGCGGCCTTTGTTGTATCTTTAGAGGATGTTGTGGTTTTCTTTACTTCACCACCAGACTTTCTGGTCTTAGCTCTTGCTTGTGCTGCAGCTCTTCTATCTGCCTTAATCTTATCAGCATACGACTGTTTGACTTTTTCTCTTCCCTCTGTATCTCTTACAGTAGGTTGTTGAGTAGTATTTGAAGTTTTATTGTTACCACTTCTATTTGGTTTCTCACCTTGTGGTTTATAATCTACTGGCGCAGTCTTACCACCACCAACTGCCTTAACTCTTGGTTTGGCCTCAGGTTTTCTACGATCTGCGGCACTTCGTTTTGCACGAGGACCACGAACTGTACCCATTTCAGGGTCATATACCTCGTAATATTCTTTATTAGTCGTAGTTTTCTTATGAGCATTCATACGTGACACTTTCTTGTCACGCAATTCACGTTTTTGCACCTGATCATTAGTTCTGTTGATTGGTTGCGGACGAGGACCAATCATCTCTTGGAATTCTTGATAAGTTCTCATGCCTTTACCACTGTTGCGTTTTTGAAACCACCAGATTGTCCATCTGCATTGGCAATCTTCTTATCCAATGGACCTCGGGTAGGAAAATTCTTTTTATCTGAAATATCATCAGACCATGTACTCTTGCCAGTAAAATATAGTGTCTTTGAAGACTGAATCAAACATGGTTTAGTGAGATAGTAAGCCATTGGTGGAGGTGACAATATAATATATTTATCACCCCCGATATTATCAGGAGAAGAAGTGGTCAGGCACACTCAAATCTTCTACATATGTATCAACGCGTTCATCACCTTGAAGATCAAGAATCTTTTCCCAGTCTAAATTATGAGCATTGAAATCATCCATGACATCAAGCTCTAGAGTTACCCGATATTTTGTTTTGCGTGGAAGATAGATAGCAGACATGAGAACTCCTGATTGACTACCTTGTAAGTATAGGGTATTTAGGTCAAGGAGTCAAGGTTCTGTGGACAGTTCATAAACCGTCCAATTCAAATGTTTTTCTATAAATATCTTCTCTTTTTGTTCTAATATTCACATAAGCAGTGTTACAATATTCATTCAGTGAGTCATAAGCATTATTATCATGAGTATATTTGGTCATGTAATTATAGTATTTCCATTTTCTAAGTAAATCAACATCAGCCCATCTAGATGTTGTCCAGAAAACAAGGGCTACTCGTTCTCCTCTAGTTACAGTATTGACACGATGACCAATTCTAGTCTCATATGTCACACCATAACCTGCCTTTGGTTTAAAAAACTTTTCTTTTCCATCTATCCATAATACTAACTCACCACCATCATATTCATCTGGGTCATTAAGAAAGACTGTAGTAGAAAAATGACCTAAAGTATAATGATCAAAATGTGGTTTGTAGTACCCACCTACAGATGTTTTTGAACAAAATAAAGATTTACTTTCTTTTGGTTGTGTAAATTCAGAAAATGCATTGTTGTTATCCAAATGTGACCAGAAAAGATAACTTGGAATAGGGTCTACTAATACTTCATTCATCTTAAATTGATGAGCGTCTACACTTCCAACATCTAATGATTTTACACCATCTTCCCACTCACGACCATCAATCCATTCATTTAAATTGGATACTGATGGCTTATCAAGAAATTCATTCTCAAAAAACCGACCAGCAATCCAATTTTTGGGATCAGTTACGTCAAACTCAAATTCATTCATAAACTAGATTACTTTTTAATATACCCATTTTTAATCAACCACTCTTCAGTCATAGGAGTTGGTTCATAATCAGTCCACATTGTACCACGAGCACAGGATTCAAGTGCTAGTTGAGTCATACCTTCAGTTTTACCTGCCCAAGTTGCTTCTTTCTCCCATGGTTGTGCCGATACTGGATAAGTACGTTCTACCATTTCTTGCCACAACATAGGAACATCTTCCTCTGGCTTAATAATAGCAATCATGGTATTATCAATTGTTCCAGCCATACAATCCTGGGCTGCATGCCATCCTTCATGTCTCATAACTGACATCAGTACACCAGGACGATGCATGAATGCTCTATTCAGAAAGAAATTATTTCCTACAGTATGATACACGCCACGGTGTCCAACAGGAAAATAACTTTCATCTGCAAGATATACCTGAACATCAATAAGAGTCAATGCATTCAACATGCGACTAAACTCTTCTTGAACTGGTGTCCAATCAGAGTCAGGATATTGTTGTGCGAGATAATCAATACCCCAAATTGGTTCTACACCTTCGGCACATTCCTGAAGTAACATACAACCCATTGAGTCATATGTAAATGGTTCAACTTCTGGTTCATGATGTGCAAATGCAGTAATAGTATCTACACCTTCATGCGCATGTTGATGTGGATAAAATTCTGGATGTGCCATTGCAGATGGAACTGCGGTCATGGACAATGCCAATAATAAAGCTTTAATCTTCATCGTAAATTGAGTTTCTCTTTCTTATATATTGTAGTTCATTCCAATCGCGTTGATAACATAACAACAATGTGTGATATTTACAATGCTTATGAGTACGAGTGACAGTACAATATGGTTTTGGTTTTGTTCCTAGTTCAATTGTAATATATTCATCTTCTTGATCTCTATAGTATACCCATCCTTCAAGAATACCTGAAGGTTTTTTCCATTTAACATAATCATTCACCTGTGGATCATAATCAGACATAATAATTAATCAATAGAAGGTGGAATGCCAATAGAACTTAATGTTTCTTGTTGCTTGAAGTAAAGTTTCACGTAACACCGCAACATATCTTTCACAATACTAATGTCATCAATAGTATCAATATCTCTTGATACTTTTTCGTATGCAAAAGACTTTGATGGTGTAGATAATGTTATGGTGTCTGGGTTCATGTGAAAAATGCCGCCATGAGTGGGTTAAGTTTCAACTGCATAGCAGAATATGGAGTTGTGTCTAGTATATTTACTGCCTTACCTGGTTTTTTATGATTGATTGGAGCAATAAACACTCCTTTCTTTCTACAAAAGAACCCCCATACTGAACTAGGGTGTTTATCATCGCCGTAGATAAACTCACGACTGATGTTTCTTATCCAAATACGTTTGATTGTCTTTGAATAGTCATCAGTCCAGTATTCATAGCCTGTTGGAGCCTGGTGCGGAAATTCCATTTGTTTCATAACTATATAACAGCTCGAGCATACGCTCTCGCCAGTCCATCAATTCATCATAACATCCCTGATTGTATGCACAACCACGGAGACGACTGTCAGGTTTGATTACACTTTCAATCATAAGATTGAGTGCGTCTTTTTGTTTGTCAGTCATCGAAAACTTTACATTGAGGTGCGCCAGGGTGGTCATCACAAAACTTGTCTAGAACTTTGTCCTGATGTCGATTATGCCAATCGGCAATCTTACCATCATGCTCAGCATCCCATTCATCTTCCGAATGTGTTTCATTTGTATGTAAGTCTACCTTATAGGCATTATACTTATCATTTGGGTCATAGAGGGGATCATTAGCATCCCTTTGACGTGGTTGTGACATGATTACGTTAGGAAAGAGGTTACAACTTTAGATGGTAGTTCATCTAACAAAGAATATTTATCGGCCTTGTTGATATTCTGTCTTAATTCACTGAAATAATGAGAATTAAACTCTCCATCTTCTTCAGTAATTAAGTCAAAACATTCTTCATCATCTTCTGCAACAACATTCCACACTCCACCATATTCTGATGAAGGAAATGGTACATAATGGTCAACAATAAACAGATACTTCATTAGTCTTGAGAATTACCTTAATAGTATAGAATAGTTACGAGAGATTGTCAAGTTGTCGTTGTAACTCATAATAAACTGAAGTAAGTTTGAGATTCATGTAGGATTCGTAGTCATTACCTTGAATTAGGTCAAGTGTGGACTTAATTTGTTCCATGGCAAGAGTCAGTGTTTCTTTCTCATCCATTAGAGTTTTTAACTTTATCTACAAGATAGGCTGCAAACTCTTCCATCTTATCAGGATGAATAGCCTTGATGCCTACATCTTTGACAGCATTTTCAATACTTTCAATTTGTGTTTTGTTAAGTTTTTTACTGTTTGATGGTAGGCTCATGTGTTAATTTCCTGTTATATCTTTATCTAGTTGATTATAACCTTTGAGCTCTGGTGTGACTATCTCTTCCCAACATTTCTTAAACTTCTCATCAAAGTCTTTGGTATAGACAGGAATATATGCAAGTAATGCATGACTGATGTCTACAACATCTTGATGCCTACCATTATCTGATGCTTCTACCAGTTTATCTGATAGAAACTCAATAGTAGTAACGCGACTGAATGACTGCTCAAGGTCATTCATAAGTTCCCATGTTCTGTCGTAGCTGCTCATTTGATTACATTCCAGTTTTCATCGTTAGTTTTATTCATCCAGAAGTGGTACTTACCGGTAATAGATGAAAGAAACATCTGGTCTTCCGTTTCTTGTTCTACTCTACACGAATGAAGTTCATGCATGAGATTATAGAATCGATTCTTTGATTTACTATTTTTTGGTTCTACTGTGACGAATTTAGTCTTCATAGGTGGTTGGCTCTTACAATACAGTGGTCAATTGAAGGTGAGTAATAATAACCTATAGTATGTTTATCTTCTGGGACAAGCCTATTCTATAGACCTTTTGTATATCTGTCAAGGTTTTGTTCTTCACTTAAGTTTGCACACATCTCACACCGAGGAATATTTTTCAAATGTTGAAATACATGGTACAATTCATGTAGAATAGTCCTGGTGTGTTCTGTACCATCAAGTCTCTCATCAATTTGAATGAGAAACTCATTGTCTTCCTCTCTCATACACCAACCATCAACACCCTCATCAGATAAGTCCATATAAACTACTGTAAGGTCTACACTATAGTCAGACAGGTATTCTATTAGGAACCACTCTATAAGGGGTCTAGAACTAGGTACAGGGTGGTCTGGGAGGTTGATACTAATACAGTGCATGAGATAGTCCTTGATACACAACTCTGGTCCCCCATTGCATCATCCACATGAATGACATAATGAAGATTAGTTTATGGGTAGTGGTCATCTCCTTGGTATAACTCCACATACTATAAGACCCCCACTCGTAAAAGTGGAGGTCAGTTGTGACAGTTTGTCAAGTGGTTAAATTGTTAGTTTGATAATAAATTAGTTTATTGATGTCTATTCCGCAATTTCTTGAATTATGATACTACCTTTTTTGCTATACCCA